GCGGTTCGTATCCGTCCAGGTGGAACCGCTGCAATCTCAACATCGAATGCCGAATACCAATTCGATTGTTTGGTTGCTCAGGCAAATCCAATCGATAGTGCGGTTGGGGATCTTGCGACGATTTCCGTTTCGTTCCCCATTACCGGCACAGTCGTACGCGACGTAACCCCGTAACGTTAGGAGCCTGCCTTGAAAATGGATTTAAGAGTCACCTACGCAGACGGATCCGGTGCCGGTGTCACCGTATCGGCACCGGATTTCGTCGCCTTCGAAAGTGAGTTTAATCGAAGTGTTGCGAAGCTTGGAACAGAAATCCGGTTCACGGATATTTGTTGGCTTGCTTGGCATCGTTTGAAGCGGGCTGGGGAAACCGCTGATTTCGATATGTGGCTTAATCGACTCGACGGGGTCGAGATTCAAGAAGCGGCGGAACCTGTCCCTTTGGGGCCGAGTCTGTCCATTTCCTGATCTGCCATTTAGCATACGAATTCGGGGTGGCCCCGTCGACGCTGGTGCATGAGTCTCCGCGGATGCTTTGGACGATGCAGAAATATTTGCAGTGGAGAATCGTGCAAGAGAAAAAGGCGGCCCGGAAATGATGAAAGTTGAAGTGCGGGGAGCTGCCGCAAAAATTGATGCCTTGAAACGTTTCGATAAGGAAGCGTGGCGGGATATTCAAAAAGGTGTAAAGACTGCGACGGATGCTGTCACTCAGGATGCTAAGGCTCGAGTTCCGTTCATGGGTTTGACTCCGAAACGGAGGGGCACCGGATGGGGCAAATGGATTTATTCCAGGGACGGCCGGGATCTATCGTACGATCAAGGGAAATTCCGGTTCACTACTCGATTCCGATCCAAGGTGAAATCAGGTTTCCGTCAGGTCGAAGGCCGGGCCGTGCTCGACAAAACGGATCCGGCGGTCGCTATCTTCACGCTTGCCGGTTCCGTGAATAAGTCGCGGCATCCATTCAACCGGAATATTAATAAGCAAACCGGCACAAAAGAAGGTGCCCGAAATGTGGGCATGTGGCCGCGGTTGCTTACTCCGGCCTGGTATGCGAAAGGGCCGGAAGCGGCGAAGGAAATCGGGCAGTTAATCCAAGCGGCAGTTAATAAGGTTTAGGAGTATCGGTGGCGCGAAATTCGATCGATGTAGTCGTTAAGGGTGACTATGACGACAAAGCGATTAACCGTGCCATCAAGGATCTTGAACGGATGCAAGCGGCATCCGAATCGACGACTAAGAAAATTAATGACTTCGGCCAGGAAATGCAGAAGGCCGGAGAGAAAATTTCCAGCGTCGGCAAAACCTTAACGCTAGGGGTTACGCTTCCAATAGTTGGTATCGGCACGGCCGCTGTCATGGCCTCAGCTGATTTCGAAACAACTATGAATACGCTCCAAGTTAACGCAAATGCTAGTGCGGAATCGATGGAGTCTCTTTCTAAGCTTGCTTTGAAAATGGGTGCCGATACTGTTTTCTCTGCGGGTGAGGCCGCGGATGCGATGCTCGAGCTTTCGAAAGGCGGCTTGACTGTCGCAGATATCGAGGCCGGTGCATTAGCCGCAACAATGAATCTTGCCGCCACCGAAGGCATGGCCCTCGCGGATGCGGCAACAATCATTAGTAACGCGATGAATACGTTCGAAGTTTCGGCGGCCGATACAAATAAGGTGGTCGATATTCTTGCGGCTGGTGCTGTCGCTTCAACGGCCGGGGTGCAGGATCTTGCCTTGGCTTTGAAGTTCGTTGGATCCACCGCTAACACAATGGGTCTTCCATTGTCGGATGTCATTACCGCTTTGGCCGCATTAAATAATGCCGGCATTGATTCATCGACGGCAGGCACATCACTTAACCGAATGCTTCTGGGTCTAGTTCCGACTACCGAAAAATCGGGAAAGATCATGGACGCATTCGGTTTAAGTTTCACGAATGCCGCCGGCGAAATTATGCCATTCGAACAGATCGTGGCGAAGCTTGTAGATACCTTTGGTGATTTGCCAACAGAAGAAAGAATTCCATTCCTCAAAGCAATCTTCGGTGTCGAAGGTATGCGGGCCGCGAATATTCTGATTGAACAAGGCGTTCAAGGTTTCAACGATCTAAATACGGCAGTAACAAAAACTGGTATCGCTGCCGATCTTGCTAATGCCAGAATGTCGGGAACCGCCGGCGCGATTGAAGCTCTCAAGGGATCCATCGATAGTGTTCTAATCATGCTCGGGGATGTTCTTGCTCCCACGATTCAATCGATAGCGAATTTCCTTACCGAAATGACAAACCGTTTCGCGGCTCTTGATCCGGATGTTCAAAGATTTATCGTCCAATTCGCCGCAATAGCGGCAGCAATCGGTCCGGTCCTATTCATAGTCGGTAAACTAATTGCGGTTATCGGTGGAATAGTGGCCGCCATTAATCCGGTAACTTTGGCTATCGCCGGAATCGTTGCGGCCGTAGCACTTCTCGCCGCCGGCTTCGTTTACCTCTGGAACAATAGTGAAACCCTTCGGGATACTGTCGCCCAAGTATGGGCCACAATCCAACAGGTTATCGGCCGGGTCGTCGGAGAAGTGAAAAGAGTACTCGAGGAAAACCGGGAAACTATCGAAAGGCTTCGGGCAGGGTTCCAAGCATTCGTCGATTTCCTTATGGCTTATGTCGTGCCGTTCCTGGTTACCTTCGTCGGAAATTATCTCAAGGCATTCATCGAGGTACTAGGATTTATCGTCACAACAATTATCAGAATTATCTCGGCATTCGTCCAATTCGTGGCGAAGCTGATTGAAGTCGGCGCGATTATTGTTCAATATGTCGCACTTTATATTGAGACATTCCAAAAATTCTGGACGTCTATTTTCGATGGGATTACTTCCACCTTCAATACGGTGAAAGATTTCATCAAGGGAATATTCGACAGTATCTATAACACGATCGTCGACACGATCCGTAATGCCGTTAACTTCGTGATCCGTGGAATCAACCGGATCATTAATGCTTGGAATGGTCTTTCCTTCTCAATCCCGGAAGTAACGGTTCCGTTCCTCGGGACTGTAGGTGGGCAGCGCGTCGGTGTCGCCCAGCTGCCAAATATCCCGGAGCTTGCCGACGGTGGCATCGTTTACCGGCCTACTCTGGCGATGATCGGTGAGGCAGGCCCGGAGGCCGTCGTACCGTTGTCCCGCGGTGGCGGTATGGGGACAACAATTAATCTCACCGTGAATGCCGGCATGGGTACGGATGGGGCCGAGGTTGGGCGTCTAATCGTGGATGCCCTTCGGCAGTATCAGCGGAGGAATGGTCCGGTTCCAATTTCGGTTACGTCATGACGAATACGCAAGTAGTTTTCGCTTTCGATGAGGGTGCCGGCGGGGTAACTAATTTCTTTACCCTTGATGATCCCGTTCAAGGCGTCCTAGATAATACGGTTTTCACCTTGGGCGGGTCTTTCTCCCTAGTCGACGTTACCCAATACGTCCGTTCGGTGAGTATTAGCCGCGGCCGGTCAAGGGTTCTCGACAGGCCCCAATCCGGTAACGCTTCAATCGTCCTCGACAACCGGGCCCGCCTATTCGACCCGACGGCCGGCACCGCCGTTAGCCCCTATTCCTCGAGCATTGTGCCCCGGAAAAACGTTTCGATTACTCTCAATAGTGAACCGATCTTTAACGGCCTGGTCGATGATTGGAACCTCGAGTTCCGTAATGACGGGGACTATACGACTACGGCCCAATGTGCTGATGGGTTCCTTTTGCTTTCCCAGGTGACGATCGGGACGGCCGCGAAAACCTCACAATTGTCGGGGGCCCGGGTCGGGGTTGCCCTAACGGAAGCTTCATGGCCGACGGGGAAACGGGACCTTGACGTGGGGCAGGTGACGTTGCAGGCCGATTCACCGGCCGCGAATATAAGCATCCTGGATTATTTGCAAACCGTGTCCGATACCGAATTCGGGACTTTCTTCATGGACCGGGCCGGGAATGCCGCCTTCGCCGATCGGCAGGCATCCCAAAACTTCTCAAACCCTACGGTTTTGGGTGGCACCGGGATCCCTTTCCGTGACGTAAGCATCGACTACGGATCCGAACAGATCTATAACGAAATCACTTTAACGCGGAATAACGGTGGAACCGCCGTCGATGTCGACGCTACTTCCCAGACAACTTACGGGGTTAGTGAGCTCTCGAAAACGGGGCTTCTGTTTAATACGGATGCCGATATGGGCACGCTGGGGGATTATCTTCTGGCACGCTATAAGGATCCTTCACTTCGGATTAACGAAGTCACGGTTTCGATGGATGCCCTGGGTACGGCGCAACAGTCGACGGTGGCCCGGCTCGATGTCGGTTCCCCGCTGCAAGTGACGTTTACTCCGACGGTCGGATCTGCTATTACCCAATATGCGGTTTTGGATAGGATTAGTCACAACATATCCCCAGGGGAGCACAACGTGACTTTCACGATGTCTCGCGCGGAGGCGTCTTTCATTCTTGACTCGTCCCTGTTCGGGCAACTCGACGACGATCAACTCGGCTTCTAGGGAGGCGTGATGTCTGGTGCTGGTTTCCGCACCTTTACGGCTGGCGAGGTTCTGACTTCTGCCAACGTGCAAGATTTTTTGATGGATCAGATGGTGATGAACTTCAACGGGACTGCGGCACGCGGCTCGGCACTTCCTACGCCTAGTGCGGGAATGGTCGCTCATGTTGGCGGCGGCACGGTCACGGTTTACAACGGCACGGCTTGGGTTTCACTCTAAGGAGCATGAGATGACAGGTGGCGGGTTCCGCACATTCACCGCTGGTGAAGTCCTCACGGCGGCTAACGTCCAGGACTTCTTCATGGACCAGGCCGTGATGAACTTCAACGGCACGGCGGCTCGTGGTTCCGCGTTGCCGTCACCGTCCACCGGCATGGTCACGCACATCGGTGGCGGCACGGTACAGGTCTACGACGGCAGCACATGGAAATCACTTGGCGGAGCACTTGGTGGAGCCGCTATCTCTGACACTCCTACAGGCAATTACACGAGTGGCGGCATCACGTACGACTACTGGACCTTCAATAGCAGTTCGACACTCAACG